AATATCAGAAGTCAAGGCAACTGTACCAGCACTAGATGGTAGTGTCACAGTTACATCTGCTGTAGAGGCAGGACCAATTAATGTAACAGCGTTTGTTCCGTTATCTGTGTCTTCTTTAAATAATATAGAGCCAGCAGCAGAAGACGAACCAGTAAGAGTAGGTGCTGTCAGACTTTTATTAGTAAGAGTTTGGGTGTCAGTAAGCGTAGCTACTGTGCTATCAATCGCAACAGTCAGTGTATTACTAGAGCCAGAGGTATCAATACCTGTTCCACCAGCAATGTCGAGTGTCTCACTATCTAAGTCAATGCTAAGTGCGCCGCCGCTGTCTCCTTGAAAGTCAAGGTCAGATGCAGTTACCTGTGCATCTACATATGCCTTAATAGCTTTGGCGGATGCTAGTGTAGTGTCTGTACCAGCAACGCTAGACAAGTCTGTGTCAAGAACACCCGACTTTAGGTTATCCACTTCAATGTTTGACACAGTGTTATTGTCTACATCAATAGTTTTATTTGTAAGAGTTTTAGTTGTAGCAGCAAGATACGTATCAAATGTATCTACTGTAGTCTGGCGCATTGTGCCGCCATCATTAGTTACAATACCGTCACCACCTGCTACTGCTGTTGTACCAGCAGAGGTATCACCATCTATGATGTTTAGTTCAGTTGTAGTAACTGTCGCACCATCGAGTATTTCTAATTCTGTTTCAGAAATACCGGCACTACCTATCGTTAGAGTGCCCGATATATCCACGTTGCCGTTGATGTCCACAGTAGTGGCAGCAATCTGTATTTCTGTGTCAGCAACTAAGTCAAGCTGCCCGTCTGTGCTTGAGTTGATGTAAATAGCGGTGTCGCGAAACTGCAACTTTTCTGTGGATGCAACGAGTATGTCATCCGAAAACTCAAAGTAGTCTTCGTCCTCCATCCACTTGAGTACACCGTCGCTGGTTTCACCATCAAAGGTAATCGTAATGTCTGTGCCCGCTGTTCCCGCGCCAAATGTGAGGGTGTTCCCCAGCAGCTTTGTAATAGGGCCACCCTCTGCGGTGGTCCCGTCATGTGTGTGTCCTGTGCTGGCGGCGAAAGCAGCTAGTAGCTGATTAAACTCATCGTTGGTGTGAGCAGCGGTGATAGTATCGCCGTCAGTGTAGGATGATTGTCTGGTATAAGTAGCACCCATCTAACGTCTCGCTCCTGTTTGAAATTCTACTTGAAACCCTTTGAGGGAATATGGTGCGGTAGTACCGCCGTCGTTTACTCGCAAAGCTACAGCAAATCCTGAACCTTCTACAGACTGTCGAAACAGGGGCGTAGAAGCCGCACCGTATGTTGGTGTACCGTACGTCGATGTTCCGTATATTGCCACAACATCTGTGGAATCTAGCGGGTACGCATCAGGACGGGGTGCGTCCGGGGATTCGTAGTCGTACCGCAAGAACATGTCAGCATCTATTGTTGAGTCTGGCTTGTAGTTTACGATGACACGTTGCATGTGCTTTCGGATACCAGCGTCACCAAACGTAAGGTCGGGACCACGATATTTACCTAGTATGGCTGTGCCGTCAAAGTCGTTACCAGATTCTTGTCTAAAAATAAAACCACTCTGGTCTGCCCCATGTAAAACAATTACATTGCCGTCGTCTACAAAGGTATCTGTACAGACGGGCTTAATCCCCCGGAGTTCAGCAAACTCAAACTTCTGGCCTTTCATCACGCAAATGACGCCCTTAGTAATCGTTTCTGCAGTTCCCGACTTACTAAAAAAAATACGGTACTGAGTTTTGTCGGGTATGACCAAACTCTCAAAGCTGGCTGAATCTGCAATGTTTTCATTAAAAAGGGACTGCACGTTCGCACTTATAGTGCCCAACTCCACGTCACCAATCCGTGCCGTACCTGCGACTGTACGCAACCCGTCAGGGCCAAGAAAGATAAGGTCACCAGCAAATTCCTGAATAGTAAAGCCATTTAAGCAGCCAATGTTACGAGTAACTGGTACGACAGCAAAGTCACTAGAACTGCTGCCACCGACTTTAAATATCCTGTTTTCACAAAAAATAAATAGATTGTCACGAAAGACTTTAAGACCTGTAATGGTGTCATCAACTTTGATACTTCCTGCACCACTGCCGCTAGAAAATGCGTCTTCGTCGAATGGCTGGCTAAACACTACCTCTTGTGGTGTGCTAGACTTGCCAGCGTAAAACATGTGGTTTTTGAATGCAGCTACGAACTTGGAACCAGCAACACTGCTTTCACTTACGTCAGTGGCAGCAAACGAGGTGTTGAATACTGTAGGAGCATTAGCTTGGTCAACTACAATTAACTTGTCGTTGCCATCAAAATTAAACCGTTCAAAGTTGTACTTGGCTGCGCTGGTGCGACCGCTGTCGATACCTGTCCAACTAGACCCGCCGGGGGTGGCCTGAAAAATGCCGGTACCCCGTGCTGCAACAACCTTGTCTGCGAATGATGCAACCATAAGAATAGGTTCTGATGTGCTAGACGTGTGAGTTACAGCGGCAGTTACATACTTAGAAAACCCTTTGATACGCTTGTACCCACCTTCTACGTCAGGCTCAAAGTTTTCTAACTCTAGAGCTTCTCCCGGTTGCATCATAAACGTAGAGCGGTTCTTTACAAGACCGCCCTCGCAGTTAAACGCTACTGGTTGTGCTTGAGATAGGTCAGCCAATTAAACGGCCCTTACATAATTTTTTCTGTTGAGTAACTCAATACGCATTCGTTTGATTCCGTCTTCGTACTCTTTCAAAGAGAATTGTGCAGACTGTACGTCGGAACGAAACACATGTGTGTAGTATTTGGCCCGCGCATTTATCACAGGCTCGAACCTCGTTGGAATAATCGACGTATCAGTCGCCCCAGATAAATCAGTATGAGATACGTAGTAATCAAACTCTAGCGTTCTGTTACTTGTGTCGGGTATTGGTGTAAGGCCAATCTCATCATTGTATGTAGTATAAACATACTCCGGGTCAGCAAACTTGTCAGAATCAGGACGGGAGTCTCTATCGCGAAAACGCTCGTTGTATTCTTCATAAGACAAATATCTGAGGGGTATTGACTCCACATTTTCACTCAACTCTACGAGCTTTACATGCGCTGCGTTTCCAGAACCCTCTGTAAAAGAAACAAAATGAGTTATAGCCGTAGCAGTGAATGTTGTTTCACTAATGGCTACTTCGTTAGCATTAGATATGGTCAACGTAGCAGATTTAGTCTGTGAACCTCCAGAACTTGTACCCACGTCTAAAGTAAGAGTGCCCCCACTAACTTGCGTTAGTATTATGTACGAACGTCCTACAATCAGGTCTGATATTTCTTGAGTTACCTTTGCATTTGTGAGAAGCAGAGTATTACCAAACTTTGAACTTGCTGCCGGACTACCCGACACGGTGGTCCAGCCCGTTATACTTGCAGAACCGGATACCTCGTACGTTCCATTTGTTATATAATTTTTAGGACGCAAAAACATGTTGTCGTAGTCAACGTACTTTAAAGTAGACGCTATACTAGCATGACTGTATAATTGTTTTCCTGCTATAACGTCAACAGACCCTTCCGCACGAGTGAAGGGCCAGTTTAATTCAGAGTTCAATATGTCAGTAATGCCGCGATTTACATAGTCTTTTACTGCAGTTTGTACACCTCGCGACGAACCAAAGTTAGAACTGGTTAGTTCAACCTCATTGAAGTCCCGAAGGACATTGTTAACTAGGGTGAGATACGTGCTTGCCATGTTAGTATCCGTTAAGTTTCGCTATTAAGCACTTGGAGTGCATCCAACTTGTCTTGAGCATCCGCCCAACTTGCGACTGCCTTGTCCATCTCCTCAAGCAGTTGCGGGTGTTCACCGATAGCCACCGGATTATTTGTGTAGTTTGCGTATACAAATATCGCATCCTTTTTTTGGGCCTCATACTTATGCTTTAAAGCTTCGTAGGCAAGTCGTTTCATGTCAGTCTCCCTGCTAGTCATTATACACCTATTTATTTAATTTAGCAAGAATTATTTTCTTGACTTTTCGATTGCTTTGAAGGTGTCTCGTAATGAGGGAGGTTTTTCGTTTTTAGGGTCGTACTTACACTGTATTTCTTTTGGAAAGTATTCATGGAGATTTATCCAAACACTATCCACCGTATTGTTAGCACCATGATATATACACAACCTTTCTCCATCTATGGTTTGACATCCCTGTAATCTACATACTACGTATTCAGGAGTTGCGTTAGCAGCCATGCCTTTAAGAAACAATACAAACCCTAAGAGCATACCGGCACCCAGTAATGACATCGTTATCCACGCCACAACCTCTACAAATTTACGGCGTCGTTGTCTTTGTTTGTACAGAGTTTCTTGACGTTGCTTGCGAATAGTTCCCTCCATTTTGACCAGTTCATCCCACTTAGATTTACCCATCGTCATGCCAATCCAGTTTTGTAACTCTCTACGCTGGCTTTCTGCTTTTTGCTTGGCAGCAAACGTCTCCATTGCTTCCTGTTCTATAGACTTGCCTGCAAATAACTTTTTAAAGATGGGCGGATTCTTTGCCTCTTTCTCCAGCATGTCCAAATCAGACATGGCACCCATCCAGCGGGACAGGTCAGAGGCCATCGCTTCAATGTCCCGGCCTACCTGAAAACCTTTTTTAATTGCTCCGAACGCGGCGGATGCGGTAGCCATTGCACTGATTGGGTCCATTTATGCTGCTTTCTGTAACGGGTTATTCGCATGTACTCCCATCCACTTGCTCCATTCAGCGTAGTAGTGTCTCATTCCTACTTCGTCGTGGATAGTTCCGTTTTCGTGTCTGCCGTGCAATATATTGCGGGGTTCAGTTCCGGGACGCATTGTTGTGCCTTGCCCAGCTACCCCAATCAAGTCTTCGTGCAGGTTACGACCAAACGGTCCCCATATTGAGTTGTGGTGTTCGATGCGTGTGTTTCGTTCAGTTGGTGTGTCACTCTTTAGTCCGTAGCCACGAAACTCAATCAACACCCTGTCAGGGCCAAGTGGAGTTACGCTGTCGCTGCGGTATGCACTGCCCCGCAAATTAAAGTTATAGCCGGGGAACAAGTCCACCATGTACCACTGATTTGGTGGCAAGTTAGGAAAAGACAGCTCACCCCTGTCGTCAAACCCCTCGTATTCTTCGTAGTTGACTGTAAAGCTACTTACGTTTACGTGACCGTTATCAAACGGTATATTTTTGCGGGCAAAGTATTCATCGTTAAATCCCGACACACGATTAAAGTAGTGCATGAAGTCGTGGTAAAATTCACTATTAGTGTCGTGCCACAACTTGTAGTTAGTTCCTATGATGGCCTTGTGATAGTGAAATACTTCTAGTTCTTCTGTATCAATAGCATCAGCAATGCAATCAAATGCCCCACAAGTCCACTCTTCTACACTCATAGTAGGGTTTTTATCTAGCGTCACCCATACCATACCGCCGTGCTTTACTTCGCAGGGCAGTTCGCCCCAACCTCGTGCATGATAGCACAAAGATATGTCGTTACCTGAAGGGGATGTAACACCTCTGTTTAGAAATGACCTGTAGCCATTGTCAAATTTGACAGTGATTATATTCTGCCCGGCTATCTGTGCAGTCCTGTAGCTTCCTATGTGTTGCATTTCACTCTTGTGAAAACAGGGAACCCACACCTTTGAAAAGATGTTCGTTAGTTCTTCTTCGTACAGACTTTGGTCAGAGTAGATAAGAGAGTTTACGTACTCTAGATTAGGTTCTCTAATCCAATTTTTGTGATTACGTGGGGGCATCAGTACACCTTTACATTTCCATCTGTTATAAACTTGGGTACACAGTATGCCGTTATTAAGTTGCCTTGTCTATGTAATGTTTGTGCGTACCACACACATTCGTTAAGGTCTTTGAAATGCATGTCTTTGCTGACTAGCTTTTTGTCATCTCCCACGCCTACGAAAACAAACAGGAGAAAGACGTGTATCATAACGTACTAGAACTCTCCTGACTTCATAGCATCAGACAATTTTCTAGCCCTCGATTTTACCTGACGTGCCCAGCGCGAATCCATCATCTCAATGCTGGCGGCGTCAAAGTTGCCCTCGTGTATTGCAGCCCACATG